GCGTTTTTCGAATCATCGAACAACGCCAGCGGCTGACGCCTTTTGCGTTGGTCCTGGCATCATAGGGGACCAACAATGAACAATCTGAAAGAATTGCAGGCAAAGCGACAAGCCCTGCTGGATGACGCTCAGAAGATCATCGACGCTGCTGGCGAGCAGATGATGAGCGATGAGGATGCTGGCAAGGTCAAGGCTGCGATGGACGAAGCCGACACTGTTGGCAATGAGATCGAAGCTCTGGCGAAGAAATCAGCAGAGCAGGACGAACTCCGCAGCAAGTTGGCAAACGCCAAAAACAAGCCGGACGATCCCCGCATTCGTTCTCTGTTAAATCGTGGCACACTGGCTCCGCACGTTCCGCACGCTGGCAACGGACCAGCCAAACTGCCAAAGAACGTGCGGTTTCAGCGAGTGCAGAACTTCAAGCAGCTTGAAGACATGGAATCGCCACAGGTTCGAGCGTACCGCTTCGGCATGTGGGCACTTGCTACGATCTCGCAGAGTATGCCGCATCGGTTTTACTCACAGCAGGCCGTCAATTTCTGCCTTGATGAGGGGCTGATTTTCAACGCGGCTCACAGTGAAGGCGGATCTGACACGACCGGAGCTCACATTTTTGTTCCGACAGAATTCGGCACAGACTTGATTCTGCTTCGCGAAGAATTCGGCTTGGCTCGCCAGTTGTTCAACAACGTGCCGATGTCCAGCGACACAAAGACAGAGCCTCGCCAGTTGTCCGGCCTGACTGCCTATTTCACGGCAGAAAATGCAGCGGCAACAGAGTCGACCATGTCATTTGATGACGTGACGCTGGTTGCCAAGAAGCTGACAGCAATTTCCCGCCTGTCAAACGAACTGAACGCCGATGCTGCAATCAGTTTTGGTGACAAGCTTGTTCGCGAAATTGCCTATGCGTTTGCCTCGAAAGAGGATGATTGTGCTTTCAACGGTGACGGCACATCGACCTACGGCGGCATGACCGGCGTGCGAACTCGCATGGACGAACTGACGGCCGGGACGGCTCCCGGGCTAATTCTTGGAGCGGGCAACGCCTACTCAGAACTGACGCTGGCGAACTTCCAGAGCGTTGTTGGTGCTCTTCCGCAGTACGCAGATGGGCCGGGCACAGCATGGGTGTGCCACAAGACATTTGCTCATACTGTCATGCAGCGTTTGGCATTGGCGGCCGGTGGCGTGACGTCGACGGAAATCATCAACGGTGCATCCGTGATGATGTTTCTCGGATATCCAGTTCGAATTAGCCAAAAGTTTCCATCTGTCGAAGCCAACAGCCAGATTCCTGTGCTGTTTGGAAACTTTGCTCAGGGTGCAATGTTCGGCAGCCGCACAGGTTCCGAAACAATCGCATTCAGCAGCGAAGCGACCGTGGGCGGAGAGTCGATGTGGGAACGCGATCAGATCGGCGTGCGAGGCACGGAACGGTTTGACGTCGTTGTGCACGACTACGGCAGCAACTCAACAGCAGGCCCGATCGTCGGTCTGGAAATGGCTGGCAGCTAATCGACAGGCAGTAGCCTGATTTGCCCGCTGATCATGTGATCGGCGGGCCTTTTCTAAAATCAATCTCTAAGGAGATGCTCAATATGATCCGAGAACGATTGGTAAACGATTCGCTGCTCATTGCCCCAAAGGCACAAACGAACAGCGCAACAACGACAGCCAACCTTGACACGAAGGGGGCAAATTACGCCACGATTCGTGTTGCGTTTGCGTCGGAGTTGAACACAAACGCCGTTGGTCCGACGCTGGTGCTGTCACAATCGGACGACACTGTCGTGACGAACTTTGCCACGATTGACACGCAAACCGGGCTGGATCTTACTGCGGCTCGCGAAGTGCACTACGGCGTGGACCTTCGAGGCAAAAAGCGTTATCTGCGGTTGGCTGTGACGACCGCAACGGCAACTAACGACAACGTCACGTTTGCCGCTGTGGCAACGCTCAGCGATCTGGAGAACGCACCGAACGGAACGACGAGTGTCGCTGATACGGTGGTGTTTGCTTAATGTCGCAACACGGCTCAATCAATTACGTGGCTTACGTTCCTTGGCTTCAGGGAAAAGCTCACAACGTCTACACGCAATTTGGCGAGGACGGATTGATTGCGGCCTGTTTGCAACGAATCGGAGAAACCAACCGTCACTGCTTCGAAATTGGAGCAGCTGACGGGAGGTTTTTCTCCAACACGCTACTCCTAAGAGAACAGGGGTGGTTCGCTGTTTTGATCGAAGGCAACGAAAAACTGTTCGACAAACTGCAGGCAGACTATGGAACCGAGTCAACTTGTATTCATCGGCTTTGCCGTGATCTCGATTCTGTGCTTCGCGAAACAAATATCCACACGGAACCGGATCTTGGAATCATCGACATTGACGGGCAGGATTACTGGATGTGGCACGATCTGCAAGACGTGCAGCCAAGAATCATGCTTGTTGAAATCAGCACACAAGGAACATCATCGCCAATCCCAAAACGCGGCGAACCATATCCCGCACAGGCTGGGCTATTAGCGATTCAGTCGCTTGGAATTCAGAAGGGGTACACGCTTGTGGCCTCGACTTTCTGTAACGCTCTTTTCGTCAAAGACTCATGCTTAAACTAAACATAGGAGCAGGCACAACAGTCATTCCGGGATTCACTCCCATCGACCGAAAGCTGGGCAGCGAGGCGTTTCCGCTGAGCTATCCCGATAATTCGGTTGACGAGATCCGAGCCAGTCACATCCTCGAACATTTCACTTTCGCGGACGCTCAGAAAGCTCTGCAGGAGTGGACCAGAGTTTTGAAGCCTGGCGGCCGAATTCGATTGGCTGTTCCTGACCTCGAAGCAGCAGCAAAAGCAGACCCAGACGAATGGCCATTCATCGTGATGGGCGGGCAGACGGACGAAAACGACATCCACCGGTCGGCGTGGAACGAAACGCGACTGAAGGCCCACATGGAACATTTTGGGCTCACGAACGTGCGACGATGGGAGTCACCAAATACTGACACGGCAGCACATCCATGTTCTCTAAATCTTGAAGGCGTGAAGGGTGCTGTCGCAGAACAGAAAGTAAACACGGTCAAGGTTGGAGCATACCTGACGCTTCCACGATACGAAGCAGTGGCAGCCAGAACGGTTATTGAACAGGCATTGAAGCCGCACAAAATCAACCTCACGACGACGCAGGGCGTTTTCTGGGGCCAGTGTATGCAGAGGATGTTTCAGGATGCGGTTGATAAAGACATCGACTGGATTTTGTCACTCGATTCGGATTCGCTGTTCACTGATAAGCACGTTTCACAGATGTTCGCAAGTTTCAATTCAAACCCACACATCGACGCGATGGCGGCCTTGCAGTGTCGACGGGGCTCGAAGTACCCGCTGCTTACGACCGGCAGTGGAATTCAAGACGAGCACGTTCAGATTGATGGTAAACCGTTTCGGGTCACAACGGCACATTTTGGGTTAACTCTAATTCGTGTATCGGCATTGAAAGACGTTGAAAAGCCGTGGTTCAAATCACAGCCATCCGACACTGGCGACTGGAACGACGACAGGCTGGATGATGATATCTGGTTTTGGCATCAGTGGAGACTGGCAGGCAAAAACATTTACGTGGCTCCGTCAGTTTCTATCGGCCATCTCGAGGAAACCGTTGCCGTGTTCGATGAGCAAATGCAGGGCAAGCACATTTACGTTCACGAGTGGCGAAAGGAAAACGGGCTGTGATTGTTTTACTTAAACCGTGGAACGGGTTTCCAGTCGGATTCGTCAACACAGTAATCGGTCGTGGAGCTGCAATGGAACTTGTTCGGCGTGGCATTGCTCGCTGGGCTGATGATAATGAAAACGAGGATGCGAAATGTACCCAGGCAAAACGACCTTCAAAACAACCTCGGGGCCAACAACCGAACCGCTCACGCTCGACGAGCTCAAAACACGACTCCGAATAGGCGTTTGTGATTTTGACAGCGAATTGCAGGACCAGTTGAAAGCAGCACGGCTGGCGGTAGAGACGGAAACAAATCGGCGATTGATAACGCAGACTGTTGAACTTTATTTGGAAGACTTTCCCGGGCAGTTTGGTGAGATTGAAATCAGGTTGGCTCCGATCTCGGCAATTACACACGTCAAGTATTACGACCAAGACGACACTCTGCAGACCGTGACATCAACCAACTATTACGAAGACCTGACGACGACACCCCCGAAGATCGCGTTGAAGCAGTCGCAACACTGGCCGGTGACTGAACTGTATCGGCCAAACAAGGTGATCATCACGTTTACAGCCGGATACGGAGCAGCGACGGCAGTCCCAGCGGCTGCGAAGTTGGCAATTGTGGAATACATCCGGTCGGTACGGTGCGGGTGCGATGGCATGTCAGACAAATTTAAGCGGTTGATTTCTGAATTGAAGTGGACCGAATATCAAAGGGTTTGCGTCTGATGGATTGCAGCAAACCACGAGACAAGAAGATCACAGTTCAAAAGCTGATCGGCCAAACGGCGGACGCTCATGGACAGGTTGATCAGACAACTGATGCAAATTGGGGCACGTATTGCACAGAGTGGTGTTCGTGCGTTTCAAAAGGCGGTCGAGAGTTCTGGAAAGTGCAACAGGTGAACGCGGACACGGATCAGGCATGGACAGCACTGTGGAGCAAAACATTGCAGGGCGTAACGCCTGACATGCGGGTGATTTTCGAAGGCAACATTTACGAGATTCTGGCAGTAATTGACGTGAACATGGACCACGAAGAAATCCAGATCCTGACGCGGAGAAAGGTGCAGTGAGTGCCGTCGTGACGGGCGTGCGTGAACTGGACATGCTGTTCAACAATTTGTCGAAGGGCATGGCAAACCGAATCGCCCGGCCGGGACTAGCAAAGGCTGGAAGGCTGGCAGTAAAAAAGGTGAAGGCGGCGATTCCATCGCGTTTCAAAGGCGCACGAAAGGGTATCAAATCAAAGTCAATCAAGACGAAACGCAATGCTGGGTTTGCGGCGGCAAAGGTCGGATTCAATGTGGGGCAAAAGAAAACAAAACGTGAGGATCAAAAGCCAAGAGGCAAGCGTAAAGGCGTTGGAGTCGGAGTGGCAAATGCATTTTGGTTTGCAGCTGGTACTGACAGGCGATGGACGGGAACAAAGCGTGCAGGCGGACATAGAAAAGGCAGGAAAAACAGACGAGTGCTAACGGGTGGCCCTGTGCGATACACAGGGCGTATGCCTGCTCAATTCTCCGGAGTAAGTGACATTGCCCGACAAGCAAAACAGGAAATTGATGCACTGCTGAAACGAGAGATTCAGATTGGCATTGAGAAAGAAGTCATAAGGCAGGCAAAGAAACGTAAATGAAAGCCGGACTCGTATCACTACTGACAGCAGAAGCCACGATCACAGCAATCTGTGGCAGTCGCGTCTACGTGAACCGAGCCCCGCAGAAAGCGACGTTTCCGCATGTCATTATCACGCAAATGAGCAGCGAGGAAAACACGACGCTGGATGGCGGAAGTGGACAACTCCGGTTTTTGGATTTCGACATTGATTGCAAAGCAAAGTCATCGGTTGAAGCGGAATCACTCGGCAATGCAATCAGAACCTACATCGACGACTACAGCGGAACAGCTGGAAGCTACACGATTGGAGCAGTCGTCATGAACGATGAGTCAGATGATTATGAACCGCCGCAAGACGGTTCGGATGTTGGTGTGTTCGTTGTCACTTTGGATCTGACGATCCATTACAACACTTGAAGGAGCCTGAAACATGGCAAAGTTAAAAGTAAAGGGAACCGTCTTGTCGCTGGGCTCTGGCACGACATTCACGCCTGTGGCTCAGATTCGCTCTTTCGGTGTTGATGGCATGGAAACAGAGACATACGAGTCTCGAACCATCGACGGCACGGCGGGCATTGAATACGACCCGACGGGATACGTCGAAGGCGGCTCAACAACGTTTGACCTCCTGCACGATCCAGCACTGGCCGGGCACCAGTCGATTCATGACCTTGTCACGTCAGCCTGTTTGAACACTGATGGCAGTGCAAACAAGACGAACTGGAAGATCATTTTTGCCAACACGTCATCAACAGAAATGACGATGGTCGCGGCTGGCGTTGGGTTTTCAATTACCGGCGAAATGAGCGACGGTTTGGCAGCGTCCGTGACATTAAAGCATAGCGGTTGCCCTGTATTGCCTACCTGATGAGGTGCTGAAATGAAGTGCCGAACAAATCGCAACATCGACGTCGACGCGAACTGTTTTCCAAAGTACGTGACGACATTGGATAACGGCAAAAAGGTGATCGCGTCGGGCACAGTGATTTGCCGTGACGAGTTTCCGCTTGCTGACTGCGTTGCTTTGGTGCACAACGGCCTGGCAACGCCGGAGGATGACGAATGTCGTCAGGCGTGCAATCGGACAGCAGCAGAAATTGCAGCAGCCAAGGCGGCGATGGACAGGCTTTTGAGTGGCAAGGGCCTGATTGAAGATGAGGACGAAGAAGAAGACGAGGAGGACGACGAGTGACGCGGTCAATTGTGAGTGCTGACGAATTCCTGAATTCACCTGTAATGGATCGACAAAAAGTCGACGTTCCCGTTCCAGAACTTGGTGAAGGCAAGGTGATTCCGATTTGGGGTATGACTCCTCGAGAGCGGACCGAATGGGAAGACAAGCAAAGCCGGCTGCCGAAAGACAAGCGGGCCGCGCAAAAGTCAGAGATTCGTGAACGCATTTTGCTGGAATGCTGCCG